CTGCGGCTTGAACGTGATGGCTGCACTGGCGGCATAGGTGCCCGCGCCCAAGGCAGGCGAGATGGTGATGCTGGTGGTGCCCCCGCCACCGCTCGGCGCAGTGCCCGCCACTGTCTCCGCGATGGCGACGTAGGCGTCGGTGCCGATCAAGTTCGAGGTGTCCGCCGTCAGGAGGGCCTGCGGTGCGTTAGCCAACGTGCCTTGGAACACCACCGTCCAGGAGCCGAGCGTTCCCGTCACGGCGACGTTCGACATCGCGCCCACCAGCGGTGCCAACGCCGCCGCGACCGTCGGCGCGTCAGCGTCGTAGGCAATCTCCGTGGTCTGCGAACCATTCCACAACAGCTTGAGTGTGCCACCGGTGGCGTTGGTCACTGCCACCGTCTGCGTCTCGTTAGCTCCGCCGGTGCCCGTGCCTTGCACGCGGGCGGTGACCGTGTGGTCCACCGGAGTCGTCTCGCCCGCGATGCGGAGCCGAGCGCCCACGGGAACGGTTCCCGAGTTGAGGCTGTTGAGCGCCACCGACGTAAGGGTGAGGCTAGTCGCCCCGGCAACCGGCGCGGTCACGGGACCAACGGCGGTCCCCTTCAGGCCATCCTGGAAACGGATGGTGCAGTATTTCAGTTCAATGCGAGCCATTGCTATGGGTCTCCTGTTGGCTAACTGTCGAAGTAACCGACGTAGCGGGCGTCGATCATCACCTGCTTCTGCCGGTCGGTCTGATCGGTCTGCCCGAAGTGGAAGATTCGCACGGCGTCGTTGCGTCCGGTGCGCGGTAGCAGGCAGCCCACCAGGCTGCCGTCGTCGCCCGGCTGGTCACCGAGCCGCGTCATGGGGATCGGGCCGTCCAACGCCGCGTGGAACTGCCCAACAATCTGGATGATGTCGTACTGGTTGGCGTTGATCTCATAGCGGCTGGTGAAGAGCAGGTTGATGTCCACGCTCAACTCGTGGTAGTCGATGCTCAGTTCCCGCGTGAAAGGGCCGGACATGCGAATCTCGACCCGGGCGGGGGCTTCCATATAGGCGGTCGTCCGTTCGTCCAGCCCCTCGACCAAGGCCGGAATGTCGGCCTGCTGCGCGAGTTGCTTCATCAACGTCGCCACCGACGCAAACGCCCACCGTGCCCAATTGGGATCGACCGCCATCGGAGCACCTATGGACTGCTGAGGGAGTTGTCTTGGATCGCAAGCTGATCGGAAGTCGAGAGCCGCGTTATCCGCATGTTGCAGACTTCGACCCGCCCTTGGAGTTCCTTGGCGATCACCAGCCAGGCCCGGTGGTATTCGTAGTCCGTCACGCTCTCGATGTCGTAGTGGCGATCGTTGAAGACGATCCAGTCGTCCTTCTTGAGCAGCAGGTCACAGGGAACTTCCGAGCGATCGAACAAAAAGTGCCGGCCACCCGTGTCGAAGGAAGAGCCTTGCACGATGGCTCGGTTGGCCGCCATCGCTCCAGCGTTCTGCCGCACCTCCCGCTGCCGTTTCTCGGGAAGCACCACCACGCGCGGCACCTTCCACTGCACAATCTGCCACTGCGTCTGGCCGGTGGTTGGGTCCGCCTGGACCTGCAACTTGCGGCGGACCACCACCGTCACGCCATGCTGGCGCTTGTGGACGTACATCGCCAGCCGCATGAAGCGATTGTGGATCGGGTTGACCTGGTGCATGGCGCTATCCTTCGGGGCACTTGTGTCGCAGGGGGCACTCGAAGCGGTCGCCCAGGGCCTTTTCCAATCGCTCCATCATGGCCGTGTTCTGCGCGATTACGTCGGTGCAGCGTTCGACCATCGGCAAGAGCACGTCCCGCTGCTCGTCTTCCAGTTTGGTAATCCGGTCGCTCATTCGCAGTTCGCGGAGCCAGTTCTGCCAGAAGAAAAACGCCACCACGATCGCCAGTGGCCCGTACTGTTTCAGTAGCGGCCACAAATAAGTCATGTCCATGCCGAAGCCTCCATTCAAAGGCCGCCGGGCCGGGATAACCCCGGCCCGGCGGATTGCAATGCCGACTTAGCCCTGGAGCACGACGCAGAGGCGGTCGTCCAAGACGGCCACGCCCGCGAGGATGTCCAGGTTAACCACCGTGCCGCCGTTGGCGATGCTGTACTGCATCGAGACCCGCATGGCGATGTCGTTGTAGACTCCGACGTGCGACAGCACACCCATCGCGTTGTTGGGGATGGCCAGGGGGCGGGTGACCAGGGCGATGGCGTTCCGATGGAAGGCCAAATTCAGCGCGCCGGCCGGCCCGGGATAGCACTTGTCGCCGCTGGCGACAGCCTGCTCCAGCGGCCGATCCACGTAGATCGTCTGCTGGCCAGTGGCCGACAGGTAGGACTCGATCACGGTGTAGGTCACGCGGCCCGCACCCGTGCCGAAGGCGACCAACTGCCCGATTTGCGGGGCGGCGGCCCAGCCGGTCAGGACGATCCCTTCCACGTAGCCCGCGGCGTAGGCACTGCCTGCGACGCACGCCTTGTAGACCGTCAACGGAGCGCTAGCGGCGGTGGCGTACTTGTTCACCTCGTTCAAGGTGATGGCCGTGGTGGCACCGGTCGCGGTGGTCGCGGCGGTGATGTAGGTCGGCTGGTCGTTGCCGGCCACGACGGCGAACTCGCCGATGTTTACGGCGTAGTCGGCCAGGGTGACGGCCTGCGACCCGCCGCTGCCGGCCGCCAGGGCGTTGGTGACGGTGCCCGTCACGTCCGCGTCAGCGTTGGCCAACGAAGGGCTGTTGACGTTCTGGTCCATGTAGGTGTCGAACCCCAGAATCCGTCCCAAGGTGGCGCTTTCCAACGCCGTGCCGAAGTCGCCGCGCATCTGGGCGGCGATGAACAGCTCGTTCTTCAACAGCGCCGTCTCGCTCACGGGAGCCAACACCAGGTTGCGGCCTTCCAACGGGGCCTTGTTGATGTTGAGCTGCTCGCGGGCCTCCAGCACATAGTCCTTGCTGTTCTGGCAGGACAGGTTGAGCAGCCGGCCGACGCGCCCGCTGGGGCCACCGTTGGCCAGGGCCGGGGTCAAGAAGGCGTGGACCCGGCCCAACACGGCGCGGTCCACCGAACGGGCGATCGTCATCATGCCCGGCCGGAGGTAGATGTCCACCAGGTCTTGGAAGGACTTGCTGGCCTCGCCGTCCTTGATGGTGAAGCTGGTGTAGAACCACTGGTCCAGCGGCACCTTGACGTTGGTCGCCGAGGCGTCTTGGTTCTGCAAGGGGTCACCGTCCGCCTTGCGGCGAATCTGGAAGGTGCCGGGCCGGCGGGTGTTCACCACGTCACCGAACTGGCGGATTTCGTTCTCGAAGTCGCGGTGGACCAGGTTGGCGATCACCATGTTCTCCTGGAGAATCGCCAAGCCTTCCGAGGCCCACAGTTCCGGGATGAAGGCGGTGTTGTCGTTATCGTAAGAGACGATCACCGCGGGGGAGAGGTACAACGGATTCATCGTGTTACTCCGTAGTTGTCAGATCAAGAAACACAAGAAGCCGCAACGTGCGGCTTCTTGACGACGAACCCCTGATGAATATGGACTAGCGGCCGAGCTTGCCCTTGGGGGCACGCAATCCGAGCAATTCAGGGTTCTTGGCCCGGATTTCCATGTACTGCTGTTGACTCAGCTTTCGCACGTCAATCTTGCCGCCTCCCGACGCAAGGCCGCCGGTTGCCGAACTTGAGCCGATGCCGCTGACCGCACCGGACTTGAACAGGTTAGAGAACTTCGGAATGTCTTTCATTCGCTTCACCGCGCTCTCGGGCGTGTGCAGCGTCACGGTCGGTTCGCCGGTATTGGGATCGGCGTCTGGGAAGTCCACTACGACCTTGAACCTTCCCGTGCCCTTGCCCGATTTCTCGTCCGTAATCTCGGTCAACCGAGTCAGGGGGCGCAGCACGGCCATCATGGTCTCGGGGGTGAACGCCTCGCCGCCGACAGCGGCATCCAACAAGGCCCGCTCCACCGTGGTGTCACGATAGCGCTGCTCCCAATCCTTGGCGGCCTTCTCGGCATTGGTGATCTTGCCGGTCAGTTGCTCTTCGAGTTGCTTCTTCTCGTGAGACAACTGCTGTTCCTTGGTCCGCGTCTCCTTCCGCAGGTCTTCCAACTGCTGGGCCAACTGCTCGCGCTCTTGGACGGTCAGGTTCTTGGACGCTGCCGTCTCCTCAAGCATCTTCTCGACCCGCTGCAACTGTGCCTGGTGCTTCCGCTTGTCCTCGGCGAGGTACTTGTTCAAGTCGTCCTGGGTGAAACGGGCCTCGCCCGTACCGACTCCGGCACCTGCGCCCGCACCGGCAGCCGCGCCAGCGCCCGCACCAGCCCCGGCACCCGCGCCAACACTACCCTCGCCGGACACCGCGCCACCCTCGCCGTCGTAAGAAGTCAACACCGCACGCGACAGATAGAGACTGTTTTTCATCACTCTTCTCGCACACCCACGATTAAGGTGCAGACGCCGAGCGTCGTGGTCCGCCGGCATCTCGAAGCCACGGCCTTAGAATGGGCCGCCGTGTTGGCCCAGCAATGGAATCCGGCTGCGGCCGGGGCTACTACACTCGTGACAGCTTTAGCGCCTGGTCGTCGCGCAAGAAAGGCTTCAAGAGCGACCACGCCAGCGGATTCGGCACGAGGTTGATAAGATGTTCGATCGGCACCATGTTCCGCTCGTAGTGCGTCCGCACCTCAGCGTAGCCTTGGGCCGTGACGGAGAGGTTCTCCAGTTCCATTTGCGGGTCCACGCCGTCCAACAAGCTGTAGGCCAACTCGTATTCCGCGCGGCGGATCGCCTCGGGCACCGTCGTATCCGGGCCGCGAGGGAACTCCAACGGCTGACTCGCCTCGGCATCGCGCTCCTGTTGCCGATACTGCTCCGCTGCCTGCCGATCGAACGTGCCGTTGGTCGGGTCGCGCCACGGTGGCGGGACTTGCTGGTGAAACGCCCAGACCGTATGCTTGTGCCCCTTGAATGCCAGGTTGTCGATCAACCGCCGGGCTGCCAGCATGGCCTTCGGCTTGTCGGCATCATCAGCATCGTTCCAGGCTTGCGAGTGCAGCCGCCCCGCAAAGTAGTCTTCGGCCTCGGCGAGGTCGCCATAGTAGGACGTGTCAATCGCCATCGGGCCGCCTCCTTAGCAAGCAAACCAGGAGTAGCCTTGTTGGCCATCGGTCGCCGCCACCCACAGCTTGTTGATGTTGTCCACCTGCAACAGCGGCGACCGCTCGCCGGCACCGAGGATGTAGCCGGTATTCTTCGCGTCGGAGTTGCCCACGCAAATCGCCTGGGAATTGCCCGAGTTGGCCCGCAGCACCACGCCCTTACGCAAGGGGAAGCTGTCCGTCTTGAGCTGCTGGGGTGTCGTGGTGCAAGTGTTGGCGTCCGTCCAGAAATCGGGGACTGCGACATGATCGACGTTCATGGCTGCTTTTCCTCTTCTTGGTTGTGCTGGCCTTTGCCGCGCACGGGCGTCTTCGTCGTGTCTTTCAGCGTAGTGTCGCGACTGGTCGCCTTCTCTTCTTTCCCGGCAGCCAGATTGGCCGAAAGATCGCGGACGCCCCGGGCCCCGGCGTCGCTGTTCATTTGCCCAACCTCGTTCAGGGCCGTCGATTCGGAACCGGCCAGCTTCTCCGTCGCCGGATCGCGGCTCGTGGCTCCGGTGGTCTCGGAGCCCAATTGACCCCCCTTCTGCTGGGCCTGCAAAATCCGAATCGCCCTGGCGGCATGGTCCGCGCGGGCCTGGATGTGCTCGTCGTCATTGAAACCCAGGGCCATCGAGCCGGTCTTCTCGCCGCACAGACCGGCCTCGACCGCTGCAATGATGGTCGTCGGGTCGCTGGTGGCGTAGGGGGCCTTGTCGATCTCGTCGAAAATGGCCTGGATGTCGCCAACACTGATCTTCCCACCCAAGAGCGCCAAGACGATATTCTTTGCCAACTCGCGCTTAACCTTCTGCCCTGGCACGGCGTACATCAGCTTGACCAGGCTTTGGGCCTCTGCAATCCGGTCGGAATCCGTCTTGAGGCTGTAGCGGTCGGGATACTTGACCGTGGCGACGTTACGCTGCGAGGGGTTCCGCTCCTCGTAGGCCGCCCAGAACTCGGCGATCTGCCGCTCCGCGGCCTCCAGCACCAGGCCGATGTAGGACAGGCCGGCTTCGAGGCCCTGGTTGTCCATCGACTTCGATTCCGCCGTGGCCCGGTTCGCCGTGTCCGCCACCGCCAGATGGATCAGCTTGCGGATGCCGTCCTCCAGCTTGGCTTGCAGGTCCATCGACGCCTTCAAGGGTTCGCTGGACGGGTTGATAAATGAGGGAGCGTTCATCCCCTTGTCGTAGGTCCGGCCCTGCGTTACGCCGACCCGGATGTCATTGTCGGCACCGGGTTGTCCGCCCGTCGTCGCCGTCCCGTCTTCGCCCACGGCACTCTTCAGGTGGCCGCCCGTGGCCCGCTGGTCCTTCTGTTCAATGTAGAAGGGAAAGTTGGCTTTGAGGGCATAATTCACGTCGCCGGAGCCCAAGTTCAACAGCGCAATCTGGTGCTGGACTGCGCCACTGCCCCCAAAACAGAAGAGGGGCTAGAAAAGGGCGTTTGCGGCCATAATTCCACGGTCCCGCCGATCAGATGGCAGCGGCGTCGCTTCCGCCGGTCGGTTGTCTCCCACCGACAGGTGATGCGGTAGACGAATTGCTGGAGCACGTCGCGCACGATGGCCGGGTCTGAGTGGCCGAGCCGCTGGCCGATGGTCCACACTTGGTCGGCAATCCGCTCCGCCTCGGCGTCGAGGTCTGCCGCGTCGGTCAGCTTGCCGGTTTCGGCCAGTTGCGCCTTGACCTGTTCCCGCTCGGCTTGGACCAGCGATAATTCCTCCACCAATTCCTCGGCGTCCAAGGTGCGAATGGCCTTGACCAACCGTTTGACTTCTTTCTCCAAGTCGGCCGACCGCTTCTCCAAGCGGGCCGAGTCCCGGCGGTTGGCCTTCGGTTCGGCCTTGAGTTGCTTTTTGACTTCCTGGACCAGGGCGTCCCGGCCCGGTCCCAGATAGACCTCTTGGAGTTTTTTGGTGAGCCAACCGAGGACCAGGGCCGCGTCCACGGGGTTCCGGCCGCACGCGCTGGTGGGACCATTGTGGTTGGAGTAGGTCGAACAGGTGTACTGCATGTATTCGTACCGGCGGCCCTTGACCTTGACTCGCGTCGCGGCCCCATACATGGGCTGGCCGCAATGCCCGCAGTAGATCAGCCCGGACAGCGGATACTCGGCCCTGCGCTTGCGTTGGAATCCCCGCGGCCTCGGCAGCTTCGTTTGCACCCGATTGAACAGGGCCACGGAAACGATGCCTTGATGGGCACTCTCCACGCGGATGGCGTCGGGCACAAGTTTCTTGCGTTGTACACGTCGCTTGCTGCTGCGGGCGCTGACAACGATGTCTCCCCCCTGCATTTCGTGGTACTTGCCGCTGGCAGTTGTACCCCATAGGCTGGTGCCGGCATAGGCGCGGTTCTGGAGCACCCGGGTCACGCTGCACAGGTTCCAGCCGCCGCCTGGAGCGGGAAAACCCTTGGCCTCCAACTCGCGGGCAAGCTGCCGGCGGCTGAGGTCCGCGGTGTCGAAGCGATTAAAGGCGTACTTCACCGCGTCGATCTTCCCTTGATCGGTGCATGGCAGCAGACGAATCTGATGGCCGGGCAGATGGGCGCGCTCGCCGAGTTGCAGCCGGCGGACCAGTTTGCCGGCCGGATCGAACAGACCCCGGTCCATTGCGAAGATCGCCCGTCCGCCGTTGTGGCACCCGGTCTTGGCAACAGCGATCCGGCCCCGCAGCGACTTGGCGCTCAATTCCAACAGATAGTCATTGGACGCCTTTTGGTTGATGAAGAGCAGGAGTTGCTTGGCGAAGTCTTCCAGGTCGATTGCCCCTTCGCAACAGGTATGTAACCTCACGCCGGCCTTGCGGAGTTGGTTGTAGAAGCCGATGGCGTCCATCGGGTTTTCTCGGGAAACCCGATTGGTGTGCCAGGCCAACACCATCTTGAATGAGCCGGCCTTCGCGCCAGCCAGCAGGGCAGCCAGTCCGGGGCGCGCGTCGGTGCCGCTGTCGCCGGTGATGGCTTCGTCCGTGAACCACTCGACCACCTGGCAACCTTCGCGGGAAGCCAGTTTGGCGATTTCCGCGCGCTGTTCGGCGGGGGATTTTTCTTGTTGCCGGCCCGACATGCGAATGTACCCGGCGGCGACCATCAGTTTTGCGTGTGACATTGTTGCATCATCCAGGGGGCTGCGGGGTCCAAGGGCAACTCCTTCAGCATCATCGGCGATCCGTCGTTTGTCAACTTCTGCCGCCGGTCCACGTCGATTAGCAGCCGCGCCAGGGCTGGCAGCACGTTGCGGGGCGGAACATCGGATTTCGTGACAAACACAGGAGTAATATCGGAGGCAATGGTCATAGGGTGTAATCTCACGGTGTGGTTCAGATCGGGACGCCCAAGAAGAAGCCGTGTGGGCCGGTTGGCGGGCGTCAGGCGGTCTTCGTCGCCAGATACTTTCTCGCGTCCACGAGTCGCCTGAAGGTGTTTGCTTTGGACGGCCACAATGCCACCGGGTCGGGCCGGATGAAGCCGGTGGGGGTCTCGGCCGTGACGGCGATTTTCCGAATCCGGTGCCGCTGGGCGCGGCGGTCGAAAACAACTTGACAGGCGCGCATCGCGTCTCCCTCCAGAAGTTGCCGGCTACCCTGACGCGGAACATGGGGCAACGGATTCCAGCGCACCAGCCGGTGGCGGGTTGAATTGCCACCACCACGGACACGTCTGGCAATCGAGGCAGGCTATTCCGCCGAAAGATTCGATGCGTCTTGGTGTGATAAGAAGACCCGCAAGGCGACGATCCTTGTCGCCTTGTGGGTGGGGCGAGACTGACTAGCGGCCGGACTTGCCCTTTTTGTTGGGACGCAATCCGAGCAACTCGGGGTTCTTTTCCCGAATCTCCATGTACTGCTGCTGCGTCAGCTTCCGCACATCAATCTTGCCGTTGCCGCTGGGCGTGCCGCCGCCACTGCCGGACCCCACACCGCTGACCACGTTCGCACGGAAGAAATTGCCCCACTGATCGGGCTGTTCTTTCATCCGCTTGGTTGCCTCGCGCGAACTCAGTTCGCGCGTCACGACCGCGCCCGATTCGTCCCGGTCGGGAAAATCGATCACCACCTTGAACTTGCCGGTCGGCTTGCCGGTCTTCTCGTCGGTTACCTCCACCGCGCGGGACAAGGGGCGGAGTTGCCGGACGAACTGATCGATGGAGAAGGCATCGGCGCGATGGGCGGCGGTAGCCAACTCGCCGTCGATCAAGGAATCCTTGTACTTGGTCTCCCACGCCTTCCGATCGTTCTCCGCCTCCTTGACGCGCTTTTGCATCTGTTCTTCGAGTTGCTTTTTCTCGTGGGCCAATTGCTGTTCCTTGGTCCTCTTCTCCGCCTCCAAGGCTTCGAGTTGCTGCTGCAACTGCTCGCGCTCCTGCACGTCTAAGTTCTTGCTGGCGGAGACACGCTCCAGCGTTTGCTGGATTTGGTCGATCTTGCCTTGGTGCTTCCTCCGGTCCTCGCCAAGCAACCGGTTGAGATCCTCCTGCGTGAAGCGACGATCGGCAGGATTGGCCGGCGGTTGAGTCGGCTTGGGCACCGGAGCACCGGCTGCGCCGTCGGCATTCTCGCCGTCGTAAGAAATCAACACCGCGGGGGACAAGTAGAGAGGATTCATCAACACACCTCTTGGAAAAAAGCCCGCAGGAGACTGGAATGCTTCGTGAGCAACTGCGGTCTTGCCACAAAGCGGAATTGATTCGATCACTTTCGCGCACGTGCCGCACGCCGGCTCTCGCGCTTTGCCGCCGCCACGCGGCTTGCGTGCGCGGCCTTCTCAGCCGCAATCGCGGTCAACTGTTTGCTGTAGTCGGGGCCGGCTGTGGCCGTGACGGTCTTGTCGGTTGTTTTGGCTTGGAGGCTGTTCATTTCAATTACACCTGTCGAGAACTCGCATGGCGGGACAAACCACATACTGCTTGGTGGCCCTCTCCGATTTATCCATTCGCGCTTTGTCGGCAACACGCTTGGCTTGCGCCGCTTGCGACTTTGCAACACCGCGAATTACACGGTCGAGTTTGGTTTCGGACATATTGTTCTCCTGATGCTGGAAGCTTGCGGGTCTTCACCGTGGCCGGCGAACACGACCAAAGCACTCCGGTCGATTACGGCGCAGAACGATCAGCAATTGTTCACCGTCCGCGACACTCGTTGCGTGAACTAAATATGAGACAATAAGCTCAACATCTCGCGCTCCCGCCTCTTTGGCCATTCTCTTTGCGTTGTTCAGGCTTAGGCGTTCTGGGTTGACCCTTGAGCGTGGCCGCGATTCGGAGTCGGTCGTAATCATTGATGTCGTCATGCACTTCCCTTTCTGGGCCGGCAATGCTTGCGCGAAGTTGCGAGCCGTGTAAGTTGTGCTTGGCACAATAGTTTGCGAAACAGTCTTCACAACAATGGTCGTTCGCGTAGCAAGGATGGATCGGTCAGCCGCACGCGCAGACGGCCGCGAGCGCGGATATCATGGAGGGCCTCCTGAAGATCAGAACCCGAGGATCGGCAGTTGGGCGATCCCCGGGGAGCATCAACGCGACCCGTGGATTAGGGGCCGCGGAGTCTCTTATTCGGTCTGCGCCACCACATGAACTGGCGGCGCGGAAATGGTTGCAATTGCTGTCGGTGCCGGCAGCGCCGACAATTGCCCGGTCGAACGGAACTTGGCGAACTCAAGAACAAAGCGCGACTGAAACTCGTCGATGATTCCATCCGTGAGGCCGGTCGGCAGCCGTTCGCTCAGGATTTGCCAGAGCAATGCCCCCGTCCAATTCATCAAGACCCTCAACTGTTCGGCCGTAATCAGGCTGCGTTGCTCCTTTTCGATTTGATGCTGTCGCTCAGCCAGGCGGCCGACCAGACCAGCAACTTGCGCCGCCACGGGACTGCCCGCCGCCGCCATCTCTTCGCAAATCAACCTTGTGAGCTTCAGCTCCGCGCTGAGATCAGTCGATGCGTCGATCGTCTTGAGACGCTCGGCACGTGGTCCATCGGGAAGAACGTAGTCCATTTCACACCTCACGGATTCTCTCGAAAACGCTCCTGCCGACCTCAAAACCGGGATGCGATTGCGCGAATTCGTACCGCAGCCCTTCGACCGAAAGGCCGACCAAACCCGGCGTCACGGCCAGCCAATCCCGAACCACCTTGTCACGGAAATCCAAAAGCAAAGCATCCAGCATTGTTCGGCAATAACGGTCGAGCTTCGGTTTTGCTCTCGGACCAAGGAGGCCGCCCAACGCGCGGTCGATCGCTTCGCCCCGCAAATCAAATGCGGTCCGCAGCACGCGGCGCACGTCAGCCGTTGTCACGTGCCGCCAGTCTCCAGCATCCTTGATTTCCCAACCGGCGAAGGCATCGTCCGCATACATGGGGCGGACACAATCTGCCGGCTGCTTTGGCGGTTTATAGGATCGCGCGTAGGCTCGCATTTCGTGCAAGAGTCGTTGCAAGTCGTCGTCCAGCGTAATCAAGGTTGCTTCTCCTGTAGTTGTGTGCGGCGCACTCGCCGAAACTCATGCAGGGCGTTGTCACTCAGGCAGCAGCGGAAGCGGGGCCCGGCTGCCTCGATTCCCGCCGTCAATAGCGCGCCGCGCATGTGCTCGTTCGTAATGGCCAAGCCGGAGACGACCTGGCACGGAAATCGCAGTTCGGATACCAAGCGTGCGCGACGAATCGGAACGAGACTGGTCTTGATCCATTCGAGCATGGCCGCTTGATCTTCGGCTGGCAGAGCGTTGAACCCAGCGCACGGGTCAGGTGTGTTCAGCGGATGGTCGATCCCCTCGACCAGAACGAACCTGCGAAAGTCGTAGAGCTTCTTCGACTTTGTGTCAGCCGCCAGGTAATAGGCTGCGCCGTACTGATTTCGGTGGTGAACGGTGTAGCCGGCTTGGGCCATCGCCGCCTCAAGGTCGGCTGTCGTGATCTCGACTCCCAAATCACGGGACGCCTGCCGTGCCAGGATGCGGGACGCGAAACGGTGTGGTGCGTCGGCAGCCGCGAACGCCCATTTGATCCAATCGTGTATCGTCATGCCTGCACCCCATAGGTCTCGATCGCGTCGGGGACAAGGACGAGGTTTTTGTAAGCGCGGTACTGTTTCTTGCCGTTGCGGCATATCGTCGGCCGAACTCTGCCGCCAGTCAGCTCTTTGAGTTGCGTTGTGAACGGCCCGGGTTTCAGGGGTTCCGCCTCCTGCGCCTTGCACCATCCGGCGTAGACAAGACGGACATCATCTTTGGGAGTGTACTCACCCACCTTGACCTGGCAGCACTCCTTGAGAAACACGTTCACCGGCGAATTCTCGTCGGCCAAGTCAACTTTGTCTTCGGTTTCGACGATCGGCAATCGCAGCCGGTCAATAATTGCGGGCAGTCGCCAGTGTTTGAGCGTGTAGAGCATGGCCGGCGCCTCCGCGGCCAGCTTCGCCATGAGTTCCTTCTTCGGGATCGGGTTGGCCGGCTTGTCCACCCAGCAGACCACGATACGACTGTCGCCGGCCAAGACCGGGATGTGATCGAGTTGGTTGCAACACATGAAAAAATGGGCCGAGCACGGGACGTGATACAAGTCGGTCCGCATACGACGAATCGGCAGCACGCGGGCCGTCGTCCACTGCTTCAGCCGATCCAACGCCTTGCGATTACCGGCAAGTGAAATTTCTTCGACGACGCACAGCAGCGCGCCCTCCAGTTCGCCGTTGAACAGTTCTTGGCGGGTTAGGGCCTCGTTGACGTTGACGATGCCCGACGTAAACAGGAACTCGTTCGTAGCCTCATATACAATCGACTTGCCCGAATTCTGCACGCCTACCGTGGCGATGAACGGCAAAGGCTCAAACGGGGCCTGGATCAGGCACGCCATCCACGCGCGCACATAGTCTCCGCCCGAGTGAATCCCGTTCTCCGCGAACCAGGGGTTCTTCTTAATGGCTTCTGTTAGGCCAGCAAATGTGTGGTTGTAGATCAAATCCCAGTGCGGGTGGTCGCCTTCTTCGGGTGGAACGGTGAATTGTGCTGCGTCGATATTGCAGCGCCGGCCGGGAAGCCACGCCGGCTGAAAGGGTTGAATCACGAGGAGGTGCGGATCACGGATGGCATCGCCGATCTTGCGTTCAGCCTCGTCCTTTGGCAGACCGGTTGACTGTAGAGCCATCTTCGCGGGGCCAAGCCCTTGGCGGACCCACGCGCCGTTCTTCTGTTGGATCAGGAGTCCAGCCGCCTCACCTTTGGGAGTGACCAGGGCGCGCACGGTTTCATCGGTCTGCACATCCTCATATTCAGACACGATATGCTGCGTGAATCCGGCAATCCAACGGCTGCCTTTGTCGAGCCACCCAGGAAAATCAGCGTCGTCCTTTTCCCGCGCGATCGCGGCCATCAAGCGTCCATCTTTCTTGGCCGACAGACTGGTCTTGCGATGGACCAATTTGTCCGGGACCTCAAAGTCGCAGCCTAGCAGGTCCTTGACCGTCTCACGGGCGGCCATCGTCGTTGGAAAAACGTAGCCGCCCTTCTCGGGGTCCTCGACTCCGCCGTGAGCGCGTGCCGCTGTCCGCAGGTCGGGCCGGCGGTTGAAGTAGCAGGTGGTCCACCCTTCGCCGTCCTGGGTCCAGGTCTCGGCCTCCGCAACGCCAGGCGAAAAGCGGTAGGCGCGCCAGGCCCCGTTGGGCAACGCGAAAAGGAAGCAGTTGGGGTTGCCTGGATTTCGTCCCTGGGAATTCGTATCGAACACTCCAACCAGCTTCAACTCTCCGGCCTCCGGCCCGTCCATCAACCATTTGAGAGCACAGGTGTGGGTCTGTAGCAGGTGGTGGTCGGCGATCCACAAGGTCGTGTAGTGGGAACGCTGGAGGGCCTCGATCTGGGCCTTGTGGCTGTCGTCCAGGGGGATGATCTGCTGGGCGGAAGCCAGGGCCTCGAACTTGTCGAGCTTGTCGTCACTCAGCGCGTTTACACGCACCTTGGAACGCTTGCGGGTCACGACCTCGATATGGTCGCGCCAATTCGCCGGCAGGTCGGCCGCCGTGAGCACTTTGGTGGCTGGCTTGATTAGTTCCAGGCCGTGGTTCTCGGCGGTCATTTTCCGGTGCCAAATCCACATCACCCCGCCGCAGCAGTCGATCTGCGAGGCGAAGTCGAAGTTGCATTCGCTGGACATCATGCCCAGGATCGCGCGGGCCAGGGCGGCATGGACCGTGTGGTTCTCGCACGGGATGCCGTCCAGGTAGGTGCGGAGGTGTATCCCGCCGCCGCCCGTGCTCCGGCGGACCTCCACGTAGGGCAGGGCGCAGGCTGCCTCCTTGACCTGCGCGAGGGCTTCGTCAGTGATCCCGACGCCCGTGGCATGGCTGGTCAAGGCGTCGAAGTCGTAAGCCACCGACAACGATCGCCGGTTCTGCCAATCCCAACCGGTCATGCCGATCCCTTCGGCGTGGTCGGTGAGGGCGAAACGCAGCTCGTAATCCGTCCAATGGGGCTCGCTGTTGGCATCCTTGGGTGCGCGGATGGAATGCCATGTATCGGTCCCGTTGCTGAACGTGGACCGTTTGCCCTCCACCGGCTCGCCGTCGCCGACCGCCACGTTGAGTTGGGTCTCCATCGCAATGGACCAGCCGTCGATCAAGTCGGCGTTGGCTGGCGTCTTGCGGGCGTGAAGGAACTTGTGGAGAGCTTCGGATACTGTTGGCATGGATGCTACCTCATTGCTGCCTCAGGAGGATTGGATATACCAGTGTGGCTAGCTGAGGTAAAACCACACGGGTGGGCGCTTCCGGTGTAACCGGAAGCGCCGGTGGAAGCGCGCCTTTGGATTTAATTTCTTCTTTGCGCCTCGAAGAGAGATTTGTATTTCTAGCGCGGAAGCGCTGGATACATCGGAAGCGCAGATATGAAATTGGTTGGGAATAAGGAGTTATGGCGCTTCCGGTGTGAAAATCCGACCGGAAGCGCTTCCGGTGTATTTGCTCTTTTGGCGGCCCGTTCACCGGTCAAATGCCGCTTGCGGGTGGAAAGCAACGCCTGAACGCTGGCGCTTCACCTTGCCAGACCCGAAGCGCGACCCGCAAGAGCCCAGATTCCAGGTGTAGGCACATCGCGGTCATGGATACTGGCGTGTGGGTGACGGCTACCAGCAGCCTGCGGGTTGTCGTCTTCCGCCGGCGCAGACCACGATCGCAAAAGATGGTATGTGTGGGTGGTATATATCAGGCCGTGGTGACGAGCGTCACGCCGATTGAATAAGTTGTCGCCCTACGTCAAGCGTCGTCCCGGCCACCTCCACAAGTTGGTAGCCTGCCCGGCCAAGCTCCGCGAGGAAGACGCTTCGGCCGATGGGACCGACTGAATGTTCGTAGGCGACTCGCAACCGAGCCACGCTGACGGCCACGCCCGGCCGCTCGACGGTTGCCGCCTTGATGAACTCACCGACGTTTGCTTCTTGGAGGGTATTCATGGTCGTCTCCTGGTGCAGTGTCCAATATTACTAAAGCGTTTTTCCCCGGTTTTGTCCCACGCGGTGGTCCGTTTTTTTACCGATTTCCGCGAGGTACTCGACGTAACGTCTCCTGATCGTCTCGACCGTCCTCTGGACGGTCGATCGCGCGACGCCAAACACATCCGCAGTCTCGCGTCGGGTATGCCCTTCCGCCAAAATCGCAACGACTCGGCGCTGCGTGTCGGTCCCACAAACGTGCAACAACGCTGCGGTGGTTTCCCTCGCTGCTTCTTCTGCGTCGCGTCTTGAGTTGAATTGCCTGCCCGGCCAATTGCGTGTTTTGCCTGCCGAGAGCCTTTGCGACCGTGGCGTACCAGCAGGGATGGGGACAAGCACGCCGTCGTAACCCTTCGACCAGTCAATTCCCTTCTTGCCGTCAGCTTCTCCGACCTCTAGTTGACGGAGGGCAGTCTCGTCGGGAAGTCCGCTCGTGGCGTGTTCCGCAAAGGATTCGCGCGCCATCGCGTGTTTGATCGCCGTCCTGAAGTAAGCCGCGGGCTTGGCGGCTGTGGATGGAATCTTCACCGCAGCCCGGACCAGCGCCATGTAGCCAATGCTCACCAATTCATCCACTGTCGGCTTCGGATCACGTCCTTTCCAATTCAGCCGAAACCACGTCGCGCAAGGCTGGACCACACCAAGATTGGCAACAACCAGTTCGTCGCGCACGGCTTTTTCACGGGCAGCGGCGTCCGACGCGGCCTGGTCGATGGCCGCCAGGCGGAACATTAACTCGGCGTTGGATTCGTGGTTCGACATGATGCAGGGTCCACAGGGTATTGGCTGCGTGTAAACGACATGAAGGCCGCCCACCTCACGCGCGGTTAGGCTTACCGTTAGACATTACGTTAAGTTCCCGTCGATCCAATCGGGACGTGAGCGAAGACGCTGGACGATCGCCGGCCGGCTGACGCCCTCAGCCTCGGCCGCCTCCTGACGGCTCCGCCAAACCTGGACGCGCCCATCCCGGTCAACGTGTGAGACCGCTCGCCCCTTTCCGTGGCCGCCGACGATGCGAGGTTCGCGGATCGCCGCGGGGAACCAATCCCGTAGCATGTCCGTCACCATGCGGGCGGTTGCCGCGTGCAATCCGATCGCCGCGCCGAGTACGATCTCTTCGGTCGGCTCGTGGTCGAGCGTTCGGAGCCACGCGGCCAATCGGCTCGGGAGTTTGCCACGGTGTTGCCAGACGACTCGCCACGGTGCCGGGCTCCCGTGCTGCCCGGTCCCGATATAGCGCACCGTTTGGCTCGCATCGAGCAGCGCGTAGATGAAGTGCCTTGGTTGCCGGCCTGGGTCGCGTGGCAT